GCATCGCCATCCGCGCCTGCCGGCGCAGCTCGAAGTCCATGGTTCTCCTCCTACAGCGTCATCTTCGGCGGCTTCAGCGGCGGCAGCGCGTCCATGGGCGGGATCGCCGCGATCTCCGCCTTCTGCTCCTCCGTCAACGGCGGCAGGTCCTCGCCCGCCCGGACCTCCGACGGCGCCATCAGCCGGGAAGTCGCCTGCGTGTAGTTCACGACCCACCGCGTGAGGATGTCGGTCCGCAGCAAGGGGCTGAGGTCGAACTTCACGTACTGGCCTGCGGGCAGCAGCGCGCCCAGCTTCCGCTCCCACCAGGTGATCCACCGCTGCATGCTGTACGTGAGGAAGTCCAGCCCTCTTTGCTCGACATTGGCGTAGGTGATGCTGCTCCCCGTGACCGCGACCGCGATCAGCTCCGGCGGCACCCGGTGGAACCGGCATACCATCAGATCGCTCTGGCTCAGCGTCCCCAGGAACTGGCTGTCGGTCGGGTTCACCTGGATCTGCTGGTACTTCCAGCCACCAGTCAGCACGGCCGGCTCCCGGCTGTTGTGGACCGCCGCCATGAACTTCTGCTTCACCGTCGACGCCTGCGTCTGCGACATCTTCTCGGTCGAGTCGTTCAGCAGCAGCGACGACGGGTGCGCGCCCTCCTCGAAGAACCCGTTCGCGAACTCCTCAGCGTTCAGCCCCAGCTGGATACTGCGCCGCGCCAGCTCCATGATCGACACGCCCGCCAGCATGCCCGGCCCCCGGAACACCGACCGGTGCCACACCGGCGGCTGCGAGTCGTCCTGCACCCTCCCGCCGAACTTGTACTGGACCGTGCCGTCGTTCAGCTGCCGCACGCTGCACCGGGCCGGGTCCTTCAGCTCGATCTGCGACGGGAACCCCAGCGGCGTCAGCGACACCGCCGACCCGTAGATGTTCCCCCGCAGCAGCGACAGTGTCCCCGCGTACAGCCAGTCGCCGATGTCCATCCCGGCGGCGGGCTCGTTCAGGATCTGCGGCTGCCGCGCCACCTTCACCCCCGGCGAGGACGGCTGCCCCGTCCCGCCCTGCCCCGGGTTCGGCGTCGGCACCCCGTTCGGCGGCACCTTGAACGCCCACGGCTGCAGCATGCCCATCATCGACGCCAGCAGGTCCTGGCACGCGAACACCGACGAGTGCCGCATATTCGCCGCCGGGGACCCCGGGCTGCCGAAGATGTCCTGCACCGCCTGGATATTCGCACCCACCGGAGGTTCAACAAAAGCGAGCTGCGCGATCCGCTGCTCCCGCTGGCGGACGGCCGACGTGCGCTCGCGAGGCCCGGCGAAGACAGCCACTACAGCCGCCGGTCCGCGAGCACGCCGAACACCCCGGCCACCAGCAGGACCACCCCGAGAACCGGCACCTGATGCCAGATCCCGTTCACGATCAGCGCGGGACCGTACGACACCGCCGCCGCCCCGAGTACCCCCGGCAGCGACCGCACCGTCAGCCCGGCCGGAACCGCCGCAGCGTCCGCGACCCCCAGCAGCCGCCGCCGCAGCCACCGCCCCCGACGCCGGGCGACCACCCGGCCGGTGCCGTCGCAGCGGGCGCACGGGACGCCGTTGATGACCTGGCCGCCCTTGCAGTCAACGCACAGCGGGCCCGGCAGGATCGGCACGGCCGCAGCAGCCAAAGTCACCGCCCATATGTCGGAGATCTACAAGTGGATTCTGACAGATCAAAGCCACTTTGTGGATTACCTACTAGGCTAGACGCAAAACTGACCCCCGCGACGGCTGGCACCGCCCGGGGGCATGGCCGACTGGATAGGAGTCGACATGGCCGAGACTATCTGGCGCGCAAGCGATCTACCACGGGCCGATCGCCGGGCGGATCCGCCCCAGGCCGGATACCGGGTGCTGGATCTACGGCAACGGAATCCCCAGCCACTACGGCACGATCACCGTCGATGGCCATCAGCGCCAAGCGCACCGGGTCGTGTACGAACTCCTGGTCGGCCCAATCCCCGACGGCCTTGTGCTTGACCACGTCCGAGCGCGAGGCTGCCAAGGCTACCGCTGCGTATGGCCTGCCCACCTTGAACCTGTCACGCTGGCCGAGAACTCCCGGCGCAAAAGGAAGACGGCGGCACCAGCCGAACCTGCGACTATCGTCACCCCAGGCGCCGCACTGCGACCATCGGAGCTAACCGGCATAGAGGCGCTGGCCCTGATTTTCGCGGGCGTGTAACCACACGGTCTCTTCCCAGTCCACCGGCGGCGCCAGCTCGTCGAGCGCGTAGACGGCCATGCACAGCGCGACCGCCGAGTCGATGTGCATGGCCGACTTCCGCTTGGACAGGGTGAACCCGTTCTCCTGCTCCCGCTTCACCGCCCCCTTCACCTGCCGGGAGAAATCCGGGTCGCCGTCCTGCACCAGCTCCGTCGCCACGATCGCGTCGTACGCCTTCCGCACCGCGGGCACCATCTGCACGGGCGTCTGGTTGAACTCGATGACCAGGAACCCCTCCTCGTCCTCGAGCATCTCGGCGGGCAGCTCGAAGTACCTGGGGTCGTAGACCAGGCCGCGGAACCGGGGGCCGAGCTCGCGGGCCCGGTCGCGGATGTACCGGTAGACGTCAAGGTGGCTGATCTTCTTGTCGCCCGGCTCCCAGATCCGGGCGGTCGCGGCCGGCCGGCCGTCCAGCAGCCGCGTCATCTCCACGACCGCGACCGTGTCCCGGGCTAGCGCCATGTCGACCGCCAGGACCGCCGGCTCCGTCCCGGCTAGCGACCACACGCCCTTGCACGCGTCCCACGCCCCCGGGTGATCCTTAAGCCACGACTCGGCCGCCTGGTCGACCCACCGGTTCGCGTAGTAGCGGATCCACTCGTGATGCTCGACCTCCGGCTTGTCCCACTCCCGGACCCGCTTCTCCACATCCCACAGCACCCCGGCCGCCGCCGACGCCTCCACGACGGCCCGCCGGCGGACCTCCGGGTCCGCGTACTTCGCGGTGTCCTGCTCGGCCGCCTCCCGCCAGTCGAAGTACAGCCGCGGCGACGTCGACGGGTCGTGCTCGGCCTTCTTCCCGCCCAGGTACATCCGCCCGGCGAGCGAGTGCTCGACGTCGAACCCGGCCGTCGTGATGTTCAGGTTCCGGCCCGGCCCACGGGTGATCTCCCGGAACCACACCGTCCGCCCCTTCGCGTCCCGCTCGGCCACCAGCTTCCCCGGCCCGGTGAAATGAGGCTCCTCGAGCGGGACCCGGCAGACCAGCCGCCGCTTCGACGTGCTCTTCCCGATCACCATGTGAACGCGGGCCTTCGTCGTCCCGACATCACCCCACTCGTGCAGCTCGTCGCAGACGAACAGCGACGGCAGGCCGCCCTCGTTCGTCCCCGCCACCGCCGCGACCCGCTTCATCACCCCCGGCTGGCCGTCCGCGCGCCTGATCTCGGTGTCGTACACCTCCGCGTACCCGCACAGCGGCGCCACGTCCCTGTACATCTGGTCGCGGCCGCCCAGCATCGTCGCCGCGATCGAGAACAGCAGGTCCGCCTGCTCGAAGCTGGCGGCCGCGTTGATGATGTTCGGCGACACGGGCGCGATCTCGGGCGGCCCGAACATCTCCAGGCACTCCAGCCCGGCCACCTTCGTCGTCTTCCCGCCGCCCGTCGCCTCACCCCACAGCGCCTGGTCATACCGCCAGTACCCGCAGTTCCAGCAGTACTCGTACCACCGCCACACCTGCACCCGCTGGTCCCGCCGCAGCTTGATCGGCTTGCCGAACCAGTCGCCCTCCGCGCAGATCAGCAGCGCCTCCATCCACCGCACCGCCGCCCGGCCCTCCGACGGCCACTTCTCCCCCGGGCCCGGCTTCCAGCCGCAGTCGACGCAGCCCGGCTCAGCCGCCACGGGACTCGGGGTGGTCAATCCAGTCGGCATCCCGGGCCGACTTGACCTCATCGCTCCGACGCTTCGCCGCCGCGTAGTCGCGGCCGAACCGCTCCTGGCCGATGTCGTACTTGTGGAATCCCCGGCCCTCGCGCAGATCGCGGTAGCCGTCTACCGGCACAGCCACGATCTCGCCCTTCTGCCACGGCCAGTAGGTGATCGCGCCGCCCTCCATGCGCCCGGCTGTGATCACGGCGAACTCCACCTGTGACGGGTCAAGCTCCTCGTCGTCGGCAACCACGCGCAGCAGCCACACCAGGAAATCGTCATCTGGGGTCGTCATCGTCGTCTCCCTCACTCGCCTGCGCGATCCGCGCGTTCAGGTCCATCAGCGACTGCTTCCCCTCCACTATCGCGATCCCCAGCCGCGCCCGGTGCAGCGCACCCACCCCGAGCTGCGCCTCGCACGCCTGCGCGATCCGGATCGCCTTGTCGGCGATGCCGTAGTGCGGCGACTCCACCGCCTGGCCCATGCTGCCCTTCGCGATCGGGCTGGCGTCGCCGAGCTCGAGGTGCTTGGCCGCCCGATCCATCGCGTCGGCCCACCGCAGCAGCACCGGCCGGTCCGCCGGAGTCAGCGCCGACGCCACCGGATCCGCCCACAGCGCCGCCCACGCCTTCCGCGTCTCCAGCCGCCAGGGCGGACTGGCCAGCTCGCCCGTCTCCGGGTCCTTCACCGGCGGCCGCTTCGGCAGCGAGAACCTCGCCAGCGACGACGACGCGATCTCCGTCCGCCGCCCGTTCCGCTGGTCGACCGCGGTCCCGGCCGCCTTCTTCGTCCTAGGCATCGAACAGCCCCAGCTGTCGAGGACCAGCAGCGATCCTCGCCGCAGCAGATGTCTTCGCCGACTCGAGCGCGTCAGCCATCCTGCGCAGGCGCGCCGGATCATCGCCGGCAAGGCCGATCGCAACGTTGCACTGCTGGCAGGCCACACCGCGCCGGCAGAGCGAACACGACTTGCCCTGAGGACAGCAGGAGTGGTCGTGGTCGATATGGACGCTCTTGCCGCCGCCAAGCTTCGCGCCGCACAGGTAGCACTCTCTCTGCTGCGCGGCGACCATGGCAGCGAGATCCTCCGGGCGCAGTCCGTGATTCCGCAACAGCGCATCCCTCGGAGTGCTGCTGGCACTCCGGCCGCCGCGAATCGGCTTACCCTCGGCCTTGCGGCGGGCGCGCCGGCGTGCGCCTTGCGCGAGCCGGGCCTCGCGACCCTCGGGCGTCACCCTCCGCTGCTTCTGACTGGCCGAGATCGCCACTCGATGGTCACCCTCCTTCAAAAAACAGGCCGATTTGGTACCACGCCGAAACGCACTGGCGGGCGCGGGTCGTAGGGGCTGTTGCCCCTAAAAACGCCTTATGTCCATTTTGTCTTGTATTGATGGTTTGTGTTGCTTTCATGATCGCCTATGTCCCTTGTTCCACGCCGTGTTGCACCAGGCGTGGGCCGGGCCGAGGTTGCCGAGCTCGCTGCCTCCCCCGTTGCGTCTGGGGACCAGGTGCTCGGCGGTGATCTTCTGCTCTGGCGTGAATGGCTTGTGGCAGATGACGCAGGGTCTGCCGTTGCGGCCTTGCTCGATGATCAGCTGCTTGTTGCGCTGGTATTCGCCGTCGTAGCCGCGGGCGCTGCTGCTGGGCCGCTGGTTGCGCTTGGTGGTGGCGATCTGCTGGCATGGCGGGCATTTGAGTGTGCCGGTGGTGTCGAGGTCGTAGAGCGCGCCGTGGCTGCCGGGTCTGCGGTCGGGTGACTGGCAGGCCTGGCAGCCAGGGCATTGGCACCATCTTTTCGGCATGGTTACTGATTCCATCCGAGTGCATCGGCGTAGCGGCGGCACACTCCT